TCTACAAGAGTTGCAGATCCTTTTACAGATACTCCTCCAGTGTATGCACTTTTCTCCCAAGTATCGCCTATGTTACCCTTAGCTGTATAGTCACCGCTTTTACCTACGATGTGTTCTTCATGTGTATGGTCAACCATAATATTCTCCTATTTCTTTTTAAATAATCCGATAGCGCTAGATCCAGCCTTAATGCCGAAGCTCGCTGAAATCGCAATGTATAACAAATTATGATAATACGACGGCAAATCTTGGAGGGCAATAAAGCCTTTATGTATATGTTCTTGAAAAGGCGTGAAGACTAAAACGGCTGGAAGAAGTAGGACAATTAAACTTACCTCATCTTTCCACGACCCTTTCATTTGGTCCACGGCACTTTGCTCCCATGCAACTTTACCCGCAATTTGGTCTTCTTTAAGTTTCTGGGTTGCTTTTATTTCAGTAATTTTTAATTCTTGTTTTGCTTTCTTAGTTTGCACAAAGCCCTTGACGCCATCAGCGACGACGCCAAGTAAGGGTTTAGCTAATAGTTGCCACATTAAATTTCTAAATTGCTCCTATAATTACTATTACGATTATAGCTACAATTGCAGCTTTAATCCAATCTTTCATCTTCCAATCAGACCATTCTTTCAAATGCGCCCATAGATCTTTTAGTAAGTTCATACAAACCTCCTTATTAATTTGCGAAGTATACTACTTTACGCCCTTAAAGGGAACTTTTTTAATTTGTGCTTTACTTGTTTGTCCTTGCGGTCCTGATCCTTTATTCTGTTTTACAACAAATGGCGAAAAAGTTATCGCTGCATCTGATACTACTACAGGGTTTGGAAAAGGATTTTTTTGAGGGACAATAGTCATTTTAGCTTTTTTGAAGTTCATTTTCTTGCCTTTCCATATCCACGTAACGCTAGTCTACCAGCTTTTTTCATAGCTCCTGCACCAGCTTTCATAGAACCTACTACACCCGCAGCAAGTCCTTTACGTCTTTCTTCAGGTGCATCTTTTACACCTTTTAGTTTTCCGCCTTTAAGAGTCATAGATGGTCTTGAGCTTGCTCTTTTTATATCATCCACATTAAGTCTACCGCTAGGTTTTCTCTCTCTGGCTTTTTTAAAAATAGCTCCACCATCTGCTTTTTTCATTGGCTTCTTAACTACTCCACGACCCATTAATATATCTTTCATTGTAACTTTACCGTCACCACTTAAATCAGGAAAGCCGCCTTTTTTTAAACCTTGTGCTTTTAATTTTTGTGTTGCTTCCATAAGTCCGCCTCCTTTAACTTTCATAATTTTCGTTCCACTGCCACTTTTTTTAGGCACCATTTTAAAATGTGGAGTTCCAGGTATATCCTTTTTTTCCATTACGGTAGCGTCTTTTTCAACATTCTTTTTTTGCTCTTCTGTTAACTTTTGTTTTTTAGTGGTTGTAGGTTTTGGATATTTTGAAATTAATTTGTCTAACCCTTTTTTAAGTTTCTTCTTACCATAAGGTTGATTTGCTTGTGATGATTTCTCTGGCATTAATGTATCGTTGGTTTAACTAAATTAAGTAAATCATAACCACTATGATCTAACAATTTTTGTGCTTCATTGGGGTTAAAATGATTTTGATAAATTATTTTAGCAACACCCAACATAGCTCCCGCTAAAAGTACACTATCTTGTTCACTTTGACTAGAATTTTCTGCAAATTCCATCAATGAATCAAAATATTTTGCTAATTTAACCTCTGCCTCTATCATTTTTCTTATCTAGATTAACATTTGCACGTAATTGTGCAATATCTTCGTTAGAATCAATCTTATCTTGCGCTATTTTTGCTTGTTGATCAAGTTTTGCAGCGTCAAGTTCTAATTTCTGCTCGTCATTTTGTGCTTTACGTTGAATATCTTGCGCTCGAAGCTGTATTTCTTGTTCTTTTAAGCCAATAAGAGGGTCTTGGCCTTGACCTGCCATAGCTTGTTGTTCTTCAATGAACATTTCTTCTATAAATTGAGTGGCTTTTACAGAAACTTGCTTTTCAATCTCTGCTTGAAACTGTTGTTGTAATTCTGGTGGTATTTGCCCTCCAAATTTTTGTGCTTCTGCCTGTATTTGAGGGTTTATTTCTGCCTCAACTATCTCTCTTGCTAACAAAGATATGTGTTCCATTATATGAGCTTGTAAAATTGTGGTAGCTTGTGGATTAGCACGCACTAAAATTGACGACATAAAAGTTCTATGTGCATCAATGTGAGATTGATGGTCTTGTTGTCTAAAAGCTATTAGTTTTTTAGCTAATAATGAATCAGAATTTTCTATCGCTGGATCTCTTGGTGTTGGAGATTTAGGTGGTGGTAATATTGCATCTATATCTTTAACTCCAAGTGACTGATACATTCTTTTATAAGCTTCGTATAAATTATGCGATTGAGGATCTGACTGTGCCATTTGTAATTGAGTTTGTGCGAGAGTAACACGTTGAGACATTGAAAAAATATTAGGATCAGATACAGGCATAATGTCAACACGCTCATCAAAATCAGATGTTTTAATACTCGGCACTGCATTGTCTGAAACTTCATAAGGATATCTTGGTGCGGTAAAATCTTTAAAAATTTTAGCTAATAAATTAAATTCTATTTTTTGTGCATAGTGTAATCTTTTGTGAATGGCACTCATCACTCTTGAACCACGCTCAATCAAAGCCATTGTTGTGCCCACAGGTGCATTAGCAGCAACACTATCACCAATCTTTTGATCAGCAATTGTGGCAAAACGTTGACCAGCCTG